ATCACAGAGCGGTTCCTTCCTACGAGAGGAACCTCGCTGATCATGATCATGTCGATTCTGGCGGCGCTGGATGCGCTGCTGTGTGTGCTTGTCGTTGTAGCTGCTCTGGAGTTCCTGCGCACCGTCCAGTTGTCTGGGCAGCCGCTATTGGGTATCTCCTTCTACCTGGTGGCTGGTGGTGCATTCGGAATCCTGTACGGAATCATGAAGGGCGCACCGGTTAATCCATTTTCGGTGATCCTCCATGCTGGGCTCGTACTTTACGCCTGGTCCCGGCGCCGGCAGATATTCGGAAGCGACTGGTCGTGGAACTGAAGCGACCTCACCCTCCAGAGACGATTGGGCAGTTCGCGGAAGGCGAAGATTGGGCGGACGCCTTTGTCCCCGCTCAGGATGTTCTGGCTTGGGCGAAGTCAGTGTTAATCGATCCGAACGGAATCCTGGGCAATGAAGACCACGCCCACCTACAAGACGCTCCTCTCGCTTTCCTATGGGCTGCCTCCAGCTTCACCAAGCAGGGGAGGACGGTACTGGGTCAGTGCGAAGAGGTGACGTTCCGCTGTGGAGCCTGGCAGAAGGGTAGGCAGGAACAGCAGATGATCCGTTGGTTCGGATACCTGCCGAGGTTTCTGATCACCCTGGCTGCTGACTACTGCTCCCAGTGCTCCGACGCGGAGTTCTGCGCATTGGTCGAGCATGAGCTCTACCACATCTGCCAAGAGCACAACCAATATGGCGAGCCCAAGTTCACCGAGGAGGGCTTTCCAAAGCTGAAGCTCCGCGGGCATGACGTCGAGGAGTTCGTCGGCGTGGTGAGGCGGTACGGCCCAAGCAAGGACGTGCAGTATCTCATCGACGCTGCTAGCAGGCCTCCAGAGGTGGCCAAAATTAACATTTCGAGAGCCTGCGGTACGTGCCTGCTGAAGTCGGCATAGCCACGACAGGCCCATGACAGGAAGAAAAACGATGGCAACCCTGAACAGCGACGTGAAGGCGTTCATCGTTCAGGCGCTGGCCTGTTTCGATACGCCATCCCAGGTTGCGGAATCGGTCAAGAAGGAATTCGGCATCGAGGTCAGTCGGCAGCAGATCGAGTCGCACGACCCGAACAAGGTGTGCAGCAAGGGCCTTGCCGCGAAGTGGCGGATCCTCTTCGAGGACACCCGCAAGCGCTTCCGCGAGGAGATCGCCGACATCCCGATCGCCAACCGCGCCTACCGACTGAGGGCATTGGGTCGGATGGCTGAGCGCGCCGAGGGCATGCGAAACATGGCCCTGGCTGCCCAGCTTTACGAGCAGGCCGCCAAGGAGTCGGGTGGCATGTACAGCAACAAGCACCAGCTCGAGCACTCTGGCCCTGGCGGAGGTCCGATCCCGACAATGCCGACCACCATCCAGCTTGTGGCGCCAAGCCATGACCACGGCGAAGATTGAGCTTCCGCCAAAGCTGATACCAGTCTTCTCAGGCCCTGCCCGGTACCGCGGCGCCCATGGTGGACGAGGCAGTGCCAAAACGCGCACGTTCGCCAAGATGACGGCAGTAAGGGCGTACATGTACGCGGAGGCTGGAATCAGTGGCGTGATCCTCGGGGCGCGCGAGTACATGAACTCGCTTGAAGAGTCCTCCATGGAGGAGATCAAGCAGGCAATTCGATCCGAGCCATGGCTGGACGCGTACTTCGACATTGGTGAGAAGTACATCCGGACCAAGAATCGCCGAATTTCGTATGTGTTCTGCGGATTGCGCCATAACCTCGACAGCATCAAGTCGAAGGCCAGAATCCTGATCGCCTGGGTTGACGAGGCTGAAAACGTCAGCGAAACGGCGTGGATAAAGCTCCTGCCGACGGTTCGTGAGAACGACTCGGAGGTCTGGATTACCTGGAACCCGGAGCGCGATGGAAGCGCCACCGACACCCGGTTCCGGAAGAACATGCCGGCAGGCGCAAAAATCGTCGAGATGAACTACACGGACAATCCGTGGTTTCCCGATGTGCTCGATCAGGAGCGCCTGAACGACCGGCAGACGCTGGACGACCAGACCTATGCCTGGATATGGGATGGCGCCTACCGCGAGAACAGCGACGCTCAGATCCTTGCTGGCAAGTACCGGGTGGCCGAGTTCGAGCCTGGTCCCGATTGGGATGGCCCTTACTACGGCATCGACTGGGGGTTCAGCCAGGACCCGACTGTCGGCGTCAAATGCTGGATTTACGACCGCAGGCTTTGGATTGAGCACGAAGCCGGAAAGGTTGGACTTGAGAACGACGATATCGCTGAGTACATGATCAGGCGCTTGCCAGGGATCGAACGACATGCAGTCCGAGCCGACTCGGCCAGGCCGGAGACGATCAGCCACGTCAGGAGTAAAGGGAAAGATGGCAGTCGTGCATGTCTGCCCAGGATCGAAGGTGTCGAGAAATGGAAAGGCAGCGTCGAGGACGGCATTGCCCACCTTCGCAGCTATGTCGAGATCGTGATCCATGAGCGATGCACGAAAACCCTCCGCGAGGCCAGGCTATACAGCTACAAGGTAGACCGGCAGACCGGGGATGTGCTTACCGATATCGTCGACAAGAACAACCACTACTGGGACGCCACACGCTACGCGTTGGGCCCGCTGATCAAGCGCCGCGGCGCGGTCGGTATGCTGCTACCAGGAGCCCGCTGATGGCCATCTTCATCCTCACGGAGCGCGCAACCAGCCGCTCCATGGTGGTCCGTGCTCGCTGCACGTCCTGCGCCCGCACCGTGGCGGTCGAGAACGCTGGCGCTGAAGGGACGATGGTCTGGCGCGATCCCAACCTCTCATCTGTCGAACTGGTCCGCGAGACGGACAAGCCAGGCCTAATCCTGAAATCGGACTGACCATGACTGACAAACTCGACCTCGCGGTCAATCACGCGATTAGCAGTGCTATCGCGCATGCGCGAATGAGCCTGCTGAACCAGGGCATCGGCCATGACGCCAAGCGGCCGCAGGCATGGTGCGAGTACGGATTCCCCCAGGAAATCACGTTCAACGACCTGTACACCATGTACCGGCGGGGCGGTATCGCCCATGGCGCGGTCGAGAAGATCGTCACCACTTGCTGGAAGACGAATCCGCAGGTCATCGAGGGTGACGACCAGGACCGCTCCAAGGACGAAACCGAGTGGGAGAGGAAGAACAAGCCGTTGATCGCAGGCGGCAGGTTCTGGCGGGCTGTCTCCGAAGCCGACAGGCGCCGCTTGGTGGGTCGTTATTCCGGGCTGCTCCTGCACATCAGGGATAGCCAGCCGTGGGATAGGCCTGTTTCGGGCAAGGTCAATGGCCTGGCGAAGGTCACCCCGGCCTGGGCTGGGTGCCTTAAGCCGAAGTCGTTCGACGAAAAGCCGGATAGCGAGACCTACGGGCAGCCCACCATGTGGGAATACACCGAGGCTTCCCAAGCCGGCCGCCCTGGCCTGGTGCGGGATATCCATCCGGATCGGGTGTTTATCCTCGGAGACTGGACCGGCGATGCAATCGGCTTCCTGGAGCCTGCCTACAACTCCTTCATCAGCCTGGAGAAGGTCGAGGGAGGCAGTGGCGAATCGTTCCTGAAGAACGCCGCACGCCAGCTCCTGCTGAACTTCGACAAGGAGATTCAGCTCGGCGAGATCGCCAGCACCTACGGGGTGACGATCGATGCGCTCAACGAACGCTTCAACGAGGCGGCGCGTCAGCTAAATCGCGGTAACGATGTCCTGCTTCCAACCCAGGGTGCGACCGTCACGCAGATGGTATCTGCCGTTTCGGACCCTGGGCCTACGTACAACGTCAACCTGCAGACCGCCGCCGCCGGCGTCGACATCCCGACCAAGATTCTGGTGGGCATGCAGACCGGCGAGCGGGCGAGCAGTGAGGACCAGAAGTACCACAACGCCAGATGCCAGGCGCGCCGAGTGCAAGAACTGACGTTCGAGATCAACGACCTGTTCGCGCACCTGATGCGCATCGGCGTGGTTCCGCTGAAAGCCGAGTTCACCGCGATCTGGGATGACCTCACCGTGCCGACCAAGGCCGAGCGCTTGGCCAACTCCAAGACCATGAGCGAGATCAACAGCGCCGCGATCGGCACTGGCGAGCCCGTGTTCTCGGCGGAGGAAATACGCGAAGAAGCTGGATACGACCCGCTCGAGGGGGGCGATCCGCTACCTGACACCGAACCGGAGGATGAAGATGCCGCGCGCACCGATCCTACCGGCGAGCAGCAGTGACCCGACCGGGGTAGATCGCCTGGAAAGAGGCGCAATGCGCGAGTTCGACAGGCGCATGCGGAAGATCAGGGATGGTTACGTGGCCGCCCTGGATCGAATCCCAGCCCAGCCCGTGGTGAACGAGCAGTACACCTACCGTCTCGACCAGGCCCTTCTCTCCGCGATCTTCGCCGACACCAACCTGATGGTCGACGAGATCCTGCAAGAAGGCGGGGAGCGTGATCTCTGGTTCTTCGAGTCCTACGTCGGGGTTGCCTATATCCGCGGGACTGCGCAGACCCATGCCAACCTGGCGCAGCAGTCGCCGGCGTATCGCGCCGGCCGGGAATCGCTGGATGTCCTGCTTCGATCCGACGCCTACCGCGCGCGGATGGCACTGCTTCGCGCCCGGGAGTTCGAGGAAATGAAGGGGCTGTCGGGCCAGGTCAAGGCCGACATGGCGCGCATCCTCGCCGAAGGCATGGGGCGCGGGAAGAATCCCCGGGAGATTGCACGGGACCTGACCGCCCAGACCGGCATCGAGGCGCGTCGAGGCCATCGCATCGCCCGCACCGAGGTCACTACCGCACTCCGAAGGGCCCGCTGGGACGAGAAAGACGCTGCTGAGGCCGATTACGGCGTCCAGTCGAAGCTGATGCACATGTCGGCCCTGTCCCCCAGTACCAGGGCAACCCATGCGGACAGGCACGCCAGGCTCTACACCTCGGATGAGGTGAGGGGCTGGTACAGCCGAGATGGAAACTCAATAAATTGCAAGTGCAGCCAGGTCGAGGTGCTGGTCGACGACGAAGGGAACCCGGTTGTCCCGGCCATCGTCGAGCGCGCGCGCCGCAACTACCAAGTCATGAAAGCCAAAGGGCGCGGGCCCTGGGCGAAAGAGGATTGAGCCATGCCCATGCAGGTCAACATCACCACCCAGGTCAACAGCGCCAGTATTCGACGTGAGACCTACAACGGGCGCGAACACCTGGTTCTGCCGAGCTACACGCTGCCGGCCGGGGTGGTCATGAACGGTGGTCTCTACACCGCCGAGCAGATCGATAAGCACTACCCAGGGCTGGAGGGAACGCTCGCGCCGCTCGGCCACCCGATGGTCGACGGGAAGTTCGTTTCGGCGTTCTCCCCCGAAGGGATCAACGTCGGCCATATCGGCGCCTGGAACCGCAACGTGAAGAAGTCCGGCAACCGGGTCTACATGGAGAAGTGGATCGACGTCGAGTTCGCCAAGTCCACGGAAGGCGGTCGTGAATTGTTGCAGCGCGTCGAGGCGCTGGAGAAGGGGGATGACGTCCCCCCGATCCATACCAGCGTTGCCGCATTCCTCAACCGCATCGAGCCGAACGAAAGCCAGCGCGCCCAAGGCGCGGAGTGGGTCGCCGACATCCAGAGCATGGACCATGACGCGATCCTGCTGCATGAGGTAGGGGCGGCCACTCCTGAGCAGGGCGTCGGCCTCATGGTGAACGCGGACCAGGCTGTGCCGCTTCAGCCGAACTCCGGCGCCCTGGTTGGCGAGTCCTACCGGGAGCGTGAGCAGCGCCTGGACCGAGCCGCAAAGGAGCGATTCGCCTCCGGCCCCGACCAGTACGCATGGGTTGCCGACTTCACCGATTCCCAGGCCGTGATCAGCCTCAACGGCGGTGTGACCGAGGTGTACGGCTACAAGGTCGAGGCAGGGAAGATCGTCTTCGACGAGTCCGGCCAGCCCGTTGTCCGGCAAGAGTCCTGGGTCGCCATGGTGGCCAACAGCATCAAGAACATTTTCACCCATCGTCAGGCTCGGCCTGATCAACCTGAGAAGGAGGGCGACATGCCCCTGACCCCCGAAGAAAAGGCCGAAATCGTGAAGGAAATCGGCACCAACACCTCCAGCGCCATCAAGGAACTGGCGGACACCATCATCAAGCCCCTGGCCGACAAGGTCGACGGCCTGGTCGCCAACCACAAGGCCCTGGCCGACACGCTGACCGCCAACCAGCGCGCCGAGGAAGACAGCATGCGTGAAGCGGTCAAGGCCAAGTTCGGCGAGGTCATCGCCAACAGCCTGGCCGGCGACGCGCTCAAGGAAATGTTCAAGCAGTGCGGCGAGTCCGCTCCGCTGGGCGCCAATGCCGCCACCGACAAAGGCGGTCTCACCGCCGATATCGCCAACCTGCCGAAGGAGTAAGCCATGTCTCGCTATCGTCGCGTGAACATCGACGGCAAGTCGCTGTTCAAGACCGAAACCCGCAAGACCGCCGCGGCACTCCTGCCCGGCACGTTCGCCGTGATCAATGGCAGCGACCTGTTCGCCCAGGCAAGCGCCAGCGTTGGCCGCCTCTACGTCATCGACTGCGCTCACCACGAAGGACTCAACATCCGCGATGAGGTTCCCGTCGGCCATTCGGCCGTGGGCAACTACGTCGAAGAGGGTCGCGAACTCGCCGTGCTGTGCCCGGCCGGTACCTACAAGAAGGACACGCCGATCAAACTCGGAACCAGTGGCCAGGGTGCCATCGCGTCGAGCGATACCGACACGGTCCTCGGTTACAGCCAGGACGATGCAGTCATCGCCTCCGGCCAAACCGAATTCATCCGCATCCGCTTCCGTGTCGGCAGTGTCGCCGCCCCGGCGCCCTAATAGGAGTACGGACACATGTTCCTCACCCAGCAAGCAATCGCCGCCCATCCCCGCCTGATGGGCCACTTCCAGGAGTTGCAGGCCAACCGCAACATCTGGAACAACCAGAACGCCGCTATGCTCGCCGAGCACCGCGGCGCCATGACCCCGGGAATGCTGGCCTGCAATGCGCTGGCCGGCCTGGGTCGTGAGTTCTGGGCAGAGATCGACGCCCAGATCATCCAGTACCGCAACCAGGAGACCGGCATGGAGATCGTCAACGACCTCCTGCAGGTGCAGACCGTTCTGCCGATCGGCAAGAGTGCCAAACTCTACAACGTGGTCGGCGACATCGCCGATGACGTGTCGGTGAGCATCGACGGCCAGGCCCCGTACTCCTTCGATCACACCGAGTACAACTCCGACGGCGACCCGATCCCGGTATTCACCGCCGGCTACGGTGTCAACTGGCGCCATGCTGCCGGCATGAACACCGTCGGCATCGACCTGGTTCTGGACTCGCAGGCTGCGAAGCTCCGCAAGTTCAACAAGCGGATCGTTGCCTACACCCTGGACGGCGCCACCAACATCCAGGTCGAGAACTACCCGGCTCAGGGTCTGCGCAATCACCGCAACACCATCAAGGTCAACCTGGGCTCCGGCGCCGGCGGCGCGAACATCGACCTGACCACTGCCACGCCGCAGCAGATCATCGACTTCTTCACCAAAGGCGCATTCGGCCAAGCCGCGCGCACGAACAAGGTCGACGCCTACGACGTGCTCTGGGTTTCCCCGGAAATCAACGCCAACCTCGCTCAGCCGTACATGATCACCATGGGCGGCGGTGCGAATGCGGTAGTGGCCGGCACCGTGCTCGATGCGGTCATGCGCTTCATCCCGGCGCGCGAGGTTCGCCAGACCTTCGCCCTGTCGGGCAACGAGTTCCTGGGCTATCAGCGACGTCGTGACGTGGTATCCCCGCTGGTCGGCATGGCTACCGGTGTTATCCCGCTGCCGCGCCCGCTGCCGCAGGTCAACTACAACTTCCAGATCATGAGCGCCATGGGCATCCAGGTGAAGAAGGACGACGAAGGTCTGTCCGGCGTGATCTACGGCGCCAACCTGGCGTAAGGGGGCGATGTGCGCTACGAAGTGACCCGCGCCTGGCATGGCGTAAGCGTGGGCGACGTGGTGGAACTGGAGCACCTTCACCCGTCGCTGAAACCCAACGTGCGCCCCCTCGGCGGCGATTCTGTCCTCGAAGCAGCTACGCCGGCTGCAAGTTCGGATGTCGAGCAGAAACGCCGAGGGCGACCGCCGAAAACCGAGTGACCGGTGCGTGACGAGAGGCCGCCTGCGGGCGGCTTCGTCGTTTCTGGCCCCAGAAATGGGGCCTTCTTCTTCCAGGAATCGGACATGATCACAGTTGAACAGGCCCGGCAGTACCTGCAGAGCCAGGGCATCGACAACGTGCCCGATTTCATCCTCGCGGCGTGGATCGAGCAATTGCAGCAGATCCAGGACTGCCTGGATGTCCATTACCCGGCATCGACCGCGCTGCTGATTCAGGCCTACCTGCTGGCGCTGTTTGCCCTGGCACAGGCCGACAAGTACATCAGCAGCCAGACGGCCCCATCCGGCGCTTCTCGATCGTTTCGCTACCAGGCCTTTGCTGATCGCTGGAAGGCGCAGTTGGCCCTGCTGAACGCCCTGGACAAGTACGGATGTGCGACGGGGCTGATTCCCCCGAACCCAACCCAGACCGCACACGGCGGTCTTTGGATCGCGCGCGGTGGCTGCATGTGTGGTGACTTATGAGCACAACGGCTAGCTGGAGCTATTCCAACACGGCGACGGTTCGGCCATTCCTGCACTTCGACCTTTCGACGCAGGAAGCGGTTTACGGCCCTGACTACGAGATCGCTTGCACCTGGGTAGCGAAGGGTGAACAGGTCCGCGACAACAACGGCGCCGAGTTCGTGTCGCGCCACCAGATCTACACCGAGGACCGCCGGCCGAAGTACCTGGACCTGATCCAGTTCGACGGATCCAACGGCTGGGAAGAGATTCGCTCGGTGACGAACTGGGACATGTCCTTCTTCGGTGAACAGCCGGACTTTCTGCTGGTGACCTGACATGGCAATCCAAGGAATCGACCGCGTCCGGCGGAATCTTCGTGTGGCTGTCGAGAGTATTGCAGAGGGTAGGTCCGAGCGCGCGATATACGAGATTCTCAGCCAGGGCGCGGCAATGGCGCAGACCATGACGCCGATCGACACGTCGAATTTGATCAATAGCCAGACGGCACCCCAGATCAGCACTGGGACTGCTGGGGTGGAAGGGCGGATTGGATATACAGCAGCCTATGCGGCAGCGGTCCACGACGCGCCAGGAACTCTCGCCGGACAGCCAAGGGCGGATTTCGGAAAGACAGCGGACGGAACTGCCTTTGGAGGCGGTACTGGCGTTGGGAACTACTGGGACCCAAATGCGGAGCCAGAGTTTCTCACTAAGGGGTTCGATCAGATTGAATCTGCAATCCCATCAATTCTCCGCAGGACCTACCGCGTATGACCCCCTACGACGCCTTCCAGGATTGGCTGGCATCGATCCTGGGCGAGGGCTACCAGTACAGCCGTGGGATGTGGGTCGACCACCCTTCGCTCGACTCGGCATTCATCGCAGCGATCCAGCAAACCGGCGGCCCCCCCGACTCAGGTCGACATTCGTCGCCTGCGGTTCAAGGTGATCCTCCTCGGCCCGAAGGGCGTCCGGAAACACGTTGTCGACGTCGGCAACTCAATCGAGACCCTAGCGCAGGCAGCGCTTGGCGACAGCGTCCCCTGTGGCGCCGTATCTGTTCGGGCAATCGGCGAGCCGATCGGGCCCGGATACACCACCGAAAACCGGGCCTGGTACAGCCTGGACCTTGAAGTTCTCTATTAATCAGGAGGCCAGACATGGCTTGTAAGAAGCTCAAATTTCCGGGCCGCGACGTCGTGCTCGAGTATTACATCGGGTGCGGCGATGCGCTGCCGGCGGAGACTGACTGGCTCCGTTTCGGGTCGCTCCGCACGAAGGAGTTCACTATCGAATGGGACACCATCGACGCAACCGATTCCGACTCGGTCGGCGCGCTGCGCGAGAACCTGGCCAGCTTCCAGACGCTGACCATTTCCGGTGACGGTATCGTGAAGTCCTCCGGTGCTGGCGCGCAGAACCTGATCGACCTGACGAAGCATGTCGTGAAGCCGGACGCGACCGGCGGACAGCCTGTTGTCTGGATGCGCATGACCTTCCCGGACCTGACCTTCACCGCATTCATGCTCATCAGCAACCTCAGTCGCTCCGCGCCGTACGACGATGTCACCACCTACAGCTTCGAGGCTTCGGCGACCGCTTCCGACTTCGGCCTGATCGTCGAGGATACCCCCGACGCTGATGCGCCGGACCCGACCAGCATTCAAGTCGTGCCGGAGACTCTTTCGCTGACCGTTGGCGAAGGCTTCAACTTCGAGGGCGTCGTGCTGCCTGTTGGCGCTCCGCAAGGCCTGCGCTGGACTTCCAGTGCGCCGACCGTGGCCGCGGTGAACGCGGTTACCGGCGAGGTGAGCGCGCTGTCGGCCGGCACCGCCACGATCACCGCTGCTTCCAGCGTCGCCCCGGGCGTCACCGATACCGCAACTGTCACGGTTGTCCCGCTGGTGCAGGGCATCACTGTCTCGCCGACCTCAGTCTCGATCGCCGAAGGCGCCACCCAGCAACTGACCGCCGCTGTATCCCCGACCGGTGCGGCTCCTGGCCTGGTCTACGAAAGCGCGGCGCCGGCGATTGCCACCGTGAACTCGACCGGCCTGGTGACCGGTGTTGATGTCGGTACCACCACGGTGAAAATCACCAGCGCGGCGCGTCCGTCGGTGAGCGTCACCGTTCCGGTAACCGTTACTGCACCGTGATCCTCACCGAGATCGGTGAGATAGGCGTACACACGGCCTCAGGGGAGTTCTTTCTCCTGCGGCCGTCCCTGTACGCCATGACCCAGCTCGGTACGCCGGCCGAGATTGTCGACGTCTTCGCGCGCGTCATGAGCGACCCGGTCACCGAGAAGCATCAGGCGGACCAGTTCGCCGACGCCCTGGCCGTGGTGGTGGCCTGTAGTGAGCAGGATCTGTCCGACGTGTTTGGCTACTACGACCAGGACCTGGTCTACCGGCCTGGAACTGCGGACGTCGAGCACCTTGTACCCCTCGCGCGCTGCCTGCTGAAGCACGGCGTCACTGGGGCGCTTCCGCCGCTTCCCCGGCGCCACGACGAAGAGCCGAACTACTCTGGGGAGTTCGTTGCACGGGAGTACGTTGCGACGGCGATAGCGCACCTGGGGCTGAGCGAGCGCGAAGCCTGGTCCATGACCATGACCGGCCTGATTGGCGCCCTGCGCGCGAAATACCCCCCAACCGAATCGAACGCTCCGGGCGCCAGAGCCCCGACCGCGGCAGAGCATGACGCGACGATGGAGTGGTTCGACAAGATCGAGGCCAAGCGCAAAGCGCGGGCGAAAGGAGCACCCTGATGGCTGAGAATGTCGGCAGCATCTACTACACCGTCGAGGCGGATACCTCTGGCCTTGTAAACGGTACGAATGCTGCTGACCGTTCATTGGATCAGATGCAAGCAACCATGCGGCGTGCTGATAGCGAAGCGGCACGTCTCAACACGACTGTCACCAAGCTTTCGTCGGCTATTAAGACGATCATCGCGGCATCAGCGCTCCGCGAGATGGCCAGCATGGTCCAGTCCTATCAGGAGATGGCTGACAGGGTTCGTCTGGCGTCTGCAAGCCAGGAAGAGTATGAAAACGTACAGGCTAGACTGCTCCGTACCGCCAACGGGACATACCGAGCGCTCTCAGAGGCGCAGGAACTCTACATTCGCACTTCTGCAGGCCTGAAAGCTCTCGGATACGACACAACGTCTGCACTGGATGTGATGGATTCGCTGTCATATGCATTCGTGACCAATGCGACCAAGGCGGACGCAGCAGAGGCAGCGATCAGCCAGTTCTCCAAGGCAATCAACACCGGCAAGGTTTCGGCTGACCAATGGGAAACAATCTCCAGCGCAGTTCCGTCTGTTATTGAGGATATCGGCGCCGCTGCAGGTAAGACGGGGGCGGAAGTCAGGAGTCTTGGTGCGCAGGGGCAATTAACGGCGCAAATGCTCACCGAGGGTCTACGTAAGTCCTTGGAAGAGAACTCAAAGGCAGCCGCCGGCATGTCCAATAACCTGACCGATGCAGGGGTCAGGATTCGGACTGCATTTACTCAAGTCCTTGTTTCGCTGGAAGACCAGACTGGCGCCCTTCAAACCTTCACCAATGGTCTTATTTCGGCTGCTGATGCGCTTCTTGAGTTCGGGCTTGACTCGGAAAAAATGGCAGCATTTCTCGACACTGCAACAGTCGCAGCAGCTTCTCTGGCCTCTGTTGTGGCTGGGCGTCTAGTTACCTCCCTGTATGCAGCAGGTGCGGCCCAAGTGCAAAGATTGCGGGCAACGCTTGAGCAGATAGCAGCTGATCGGAATGCTGCTATAGGTGCACTGAGGCGGGCAGAGGCAGAGAAGGCCGCCGCCGCCGCGGCTGTCGCTCTGGCTCAGGCGGACTTGAATGCTGCCAGGGGTTCAAATGCCCACGCAACAGCTCTAAACGCGCTGCTGGCCGCTAAAGAACGCGACTTGGCCGCCACAAGAGCGCTAACGGCTGCTCAAGCAACGCTGAATGGTGTAGCAACCACCGGGACGGTGGTGATGGGTGGACTTCGATCGGCAATGGCGTTCCTCGGCGGACCGCTTGGGGTTGTTCTGCTGGCAGCAACCGCGATCGCAACATTTGCAACGAATGCACGGGAGGCGAAAGAGCCTACGGACCTTCTAACCCTGTCCGTTGAAAAACTTGGACAGGCACA